GTACGATTAAAACCTCCCCAGTTACTTGGGTGGTAGAACGCCTGATGTGCGACTGCGGCGGTGAGTTTAAACATAAGTTTAGCGTCAAATACAAAACCAATCCGTTCACTCATGTGTGCGATAAGTGTAATGCTATTGAAGATACGGACGCTATATATCCTAAAACAGTTTGGAGTGAAGCATGAGCCAAGCATGGACGCGCAAAGAGGGTAAGAATCCCAAGGGCGGTTTAAACGCCAAGGGCAGGGCTTCTTACAACGCAGCCAATCCGGGCAAACCCGGTCTGAAAGCTCCTCAACCCGAAGGTGGGAGCCGCAAGAAGTCATTCTGTGCCCGGATGACGGGTATGAAGAAGAAACTGACTTCAGCCAAGACCGCCAATGACCCGGATAGCCGGATAAATAAAAGTTTAAGAGCGTGGAAATGCTAATGCCTTCCACCTCCAAAAAGCAACATAACTTCATGGCAGCAATTGCTAATAACCCCTCATTTGCTAAAAAAGTGGGGGTATCTCAATCTGTTGGCAAAGACTTTAACGCTGCTGACAAAGGTAAGACGTTTGCTACTGGCGGCATTAATAAGCAGAAAATTAACAAACAAAACACCCGGCATGGAATAATGGATTTGCCGGTTGCTAACCTAAGCCGGTTCGCCGGCATGAAGAAAGGTGGTGATGTTATGAAAGAACCTAAAGATGCAATGATGCCCCGTCGTCCTCGTGGTATGACTCCTCCTGTAGCTCCGCAATCGCCAAAGGGTATGGCTAAAGGCGGCATGACTATGGTTGAGAAGGACGGGAAGATGGTTCCTGACTTTGCGGCTGACGGCATGGGTAAGATGAAAAAGGGCGGTATGGCGGGTATGAAACACGGCGGTATGCACAAGATGCCTGGCGGTAAAATGATGAAGGACTCCGCCATGAAGAAGATGATGGGTGGCGGCATGTCCTACGCCAAAGGCGGCGGTATTGAGTCCCGTGGCAAGACCAAAGGCACCATCATCCGTATGGCTTCTGGCGGTTCTGTTAGCTCCGCTTCACGCCGTGCTGACGGGATTGCTCAACGCGGCAAGACCCGCTGCTAGGATGCGCCCGTCTCGTGGGATGGGGGCCATAGCCCCCTCAAAGGTGCCTAAACTCATCAAGAAACGGGATGGGAACGAACCTGTTAAGGTGTTTAAACAGGGCGGTAAGGTCAATGAGGCGGGTAACTACACCAAACCGGGACTGCGTAAGCGCATCTTCAACAGTATTAAAGCGGCTGCGGTTCAAGGCACTGGGGCGGGTCAATGGTCAGCCCGTAAAGCCCAGTTGATGGCTAAACGCTACAAGGCTGCTGGTGGAGGGTACTCAGATTGAAAGCGCCACAGCAATCTCTTAAAGACTGGGGTGACCAGAAATGGCGCACTAAGTCTGGTAAACCATCGTCAAAGACGGGTGAGCGATACCTGCCAGAGAGGGCAATTAAAGCCCTCAGTCCACAAGAGTATGCAGCCACTACCAAAGCTAAACGGCAAGGCAAGGCAGCAGGTAAGCAGTTTGTAGCCCAACCCAAGAGCATAGCCAGAAAAACGGCAGGATATAGATAAAAGGAAGAATTATGAACCCATCTGAATATCAAGAATGGATAGATGAATGTCTGGCTGATGAGAATAGAGAAATAGAAGATCAGATTATGGCTGACGAAGAGCATGGCCTATAAGACCACAGATACCACCGCTTTTAACCTAGACCTGAATGGTCTGGTAGAAGAGGCGTTTGAGCGTTGCGGACAGGAGTTACGGTCTGGCTACGACATGCGGACGGCTAGGCGCTCCCTGAACCTGCTGACGATGGAGTGGGCTAATCGCGGTATCAACATGTGGACTATAGAGCAGGGCAGTATACCGCTGGTATATACCACCCCAACACCGACGATTACCTACGACCTGCCGGTAGACACCGTAGACCTGCTTGACCACGTTATCCGCACGGGAACTGGCACCAATCAGACCGACATCAATATCAGCCGCATATCGGTCAGCACCTACGCATCCATCCCCAACAAGAACGCGACGGGTAGACCCATCCAAGTCTGGATACAGCGCCTCTCAGGGGCTACAGACTCGACTAACGCTACCGTCCCACCCAACATCAACGTCTGGCCTTCGCCGGATAACAGTCAGACCTACACCTTCGTTTACTGGCGTTTGCGCCGGATGCAGGACGCTGGGAATGGTATCAACGGGCAGGACATCCCGTTTCGGTTCATGCCCTGTATGGTGGCTGGGCTGGCTTACTACCTGTCCCTGAAGATACCCGGCGCGGAAGGTCGTATCCAGATGCTTAAAGCGGAGTATCAGGAACAGTTTGAGATGGCGGCGACGGAAGACCGGGAAAAGGCGTCTGACCGGTTTGTTCCCCGTCAGATGTTTATAGGCTAAAAAATGCGTAAAAAAGTAAAAAAGTATTCTGAAATTACGGACAGTCCGTTGGGCGGTCTTGTAAAAAAGGTTGTCCCGGCACAAATACGTACTTTTGTCAGCACATTGACTGGAAATAGGGAACCTATTACAGAAAAAAATTTTACAGAGGAAGAGTTACAGCAAGCTAGAGATGCTATAGCTCGTTCTAGAGCATCCCCCAACTTCGGGCCTCGTGACGAAACAGTTGGTTATGGGCACTACGGCCTTGAAGAAACCCGGTCGCACGACTCTAGCTTATTACCTATTGGGGCAGTGTTTAATACATTAAAACCTAGTGAGGCAATGTTTAATACATTAGGTAGGTTTAAATACGAAAAAACTCCTGAAGGAAAGCTTGTTGCTATAGATAACTATGATTTTAAAGATGATTTAGTGCCATCGGGCCACGAGGGCGGGATTCGGCGCTCTTCAGAGTATAAAGACATGAGTACTTTAAAAAAATTACGTACGCTCGCAGAAGATACTTTTTCTAAAGGCCAGCGCGGCGACTTCCCGACTCTACCAAGTCGTGTAGGAAGCGCATTTATTGGCGACTCAAAACGCCCAGTAAGGATAGATTTAGGAGATGCCCCATATAAAAAAGGCGGGGTTATCAGGGGTGGTGGTATTGAAAGAAAAGGCAAGACTAAGGGTAGGTTTGTATAGTGGGCAATAAGTTTGCATCCGGTAAGAACGCTATCGCGGAATGTGACCGCTGCGGCTTCCGGTATAAACTGACAGAACTAAAGCCTTTAACGATAAAGACCAAGATAACCAACATCATTGTTTGTCCCAGTTGCTGGGAGCCAGATCAGCCTCAGTTGCAGCTTGGGATGTATCCGGTTAACGACCCACAGGCGATTAGGAATCCACGCCCAGACACCAGCTACGTGACTTCAGGGGTGGGCGATGACGGATACCCTAGCGGGGGTAGTAGAATCATCCAATGGGGCTGGAATCCGGTGGGCGGTTCTAGGCAGTTTGACGCAGCTTTAACCCCCAATAACTTAGCCCTAACGGTTAGTATTGGCACGGTTACAATAGCGGTTACTTAGGAGAATCAAATGGATAAGAAGCAAGTTAAAGCAATTGCCGGTAAAGCAGTTACGGGTCATGAGAAGCGGCTGCACGGCATGAAAAAGGGTGGCCCTACTGGTATGGCGATGAAAGCTGTAGGACGCAATATGGCTCGTGCGAACAATCAGAGGGGCAAATAATGGCTGACAATCTTCCCGCATCTGCCTATGCCAAGCCGCACACGATGACCGGTAAATCTGTAACGGTTAGCAATAACCCCGGTTCTGGTAAGGATATGAGCGAACTTAGCAACCGGCGCATGAGTGTTGGCAATGTCAGCACTTCGATGAACAATGAGATCAAGACCTCTGGTATTCAGGTGCGCGGCGGTAAGGCGCAGACCAAAGGCAAGATGGCTCGTGGCCCGATGGCATAAAGTATGAACTACTCTACGCTGTTTCTAACGATCAAGGGTTACCTTGAGTCCGACTTCCCCGATACCATTTTCTACGGTAGCGACGGAGTAACCGCGACTACCCTTACCAGCGTAGAGCAAGTCAACACGTTCATCACCCAAGCTGAACAGCGTATATACAACTCTGTTCAGTTTCCTTCGTTGCGTAAGAATGTAACTGGCACTGCCACTACAAGCAACAAATACTTGTCCTGCCCTGCTGACTTTTTGGCTTCGTATTCGATGGCGGTGATAAGCCCTACCACTGGCGCGTATTCATACCTTCTTAACAAGGATGTGAACTTCATCCGTGAATCCTTTCCGACTCCAACTGATACGGGCACCCCGGCTTATTACGCTTTGTTTGGCCCTACTACTACGAACGCAACTCCCCCCGTGCCAACTGCGGAATTGTCGTTCCTTTTGGGGCCGACCCCTGATGCCGCCTACAGCATAGAGCTTCACTACTACTATTACCCTGAAAGCATTACGACTGCGTCCAGCGGTCAGACTTGGCTGGGGGATAACATTGACTCAGTCCTGCTCTACGGCTCTATGGTTGAAGCTTGCACGTTCCAGAAGGCTGAAGCAGATATCATTGCCAACTACAACGGCAAGTATCAAGAAGCACTCATGCTGGCTAAACGGTTGGGCGATGGCCTTGAGCGTCAAGATGCCTACCGTAGCGGGCAAGCTAGGGTTCCGGTGAAATAAGATGGCATTTACCGGCAATTACATCC